CCCCGACCTGAGCCCCGACCTGATCCCCGACCTGATCCCCGACCTGAGCCCAGACCTGATCCCCGACCTGAGCCCTGACCTGAGCCCCGACCTGATCCCCGACCTGAGCCCCGACCTGATCCCCGACCTGATCCCAGACCTGAGCCCAGACCTGATCCCCGACCTGAGCCCTGACCTGAGCCCCGACCTGATCCCCGACCTGAGCCCTGACCTGAGCCCCGACCTGATCCCCGACCTGATCCCAGACCTGAGCCCAGACCTGATCCCTGACCTGAGCCATAATTTTTTTAATTTTTGACTTTGGCGGCATTTCTTCAGCTGTGATAGGATTAGTCGGCTTATATTTTTTTAGACGTTCATTGATGCCTTTGAGGGCCGGGAATAGCGATTCAATGGAATGTATTTTCTTGATCTTGATTATGTCCGTCCTGAACTTTCCGTCTGATTTTACAGGGACGATGATTTTTGCTTTCTTCGGGATTTCGCACTCAACAATTATCCCGTCCAGCTTCATGCAGTTGTCGGCAATCCACTTGAGGGTTGCGAGATTCCATCCGGCTCCGCAATCAGATTGAATGTCCGTATTGAGGGTATTTGCCGTTATCTGCTTTCGTGATTTTAGATCATAGGTAAACCCTTGATATGGGGATACCCCGTCTTTGGATAGATATTTGTATCCCTTCCTTTGGGCAACTAACTCTTCCAATGTTTCTTTCATACCGTCCCCCTCGTTGAAATTGGATGTTTTTATTTGTTGGCTGCATTATAAACACGCCTTAAAATTCTTGTCAATGTTTTTTTTGCAAATAATCATATTTTTTTTACTTGACTTAAAACACCACTTTGTATAGCCTACAAATCATGGAAATCAACATCAAAAAAATGGAACGGGAACGGGGTCTTTTGGGGCTGTCAAAATATGCTTTCTCCAAAAAGATAGGCATACATCATCAGAATTATGATTATATCCTTAAGGCTAAGCAGACTAAATTACCTACTATCCAGAAGATCGCTGATTTTTTAGGCATAGACGGAAAAGACTTGCTTATCTGATTCCAATCCAAATGGAAAGATATAAATGCCCAATCCTCTTTTAGAAGCAGCATTGAATATGGGAAATGACAAGTAATGGCGAAACCCCCTGCCTTTCAGCTATACGCAGCGGATTTTTATATGGACACAGCCTCATGGACCGTAGAGGAGGTTGGTATCTATACACGTCTTCTTTTTTATCAATGGGTAAACGGGAGCGTTCCTGTGGATGAAGTACGGTTAGCAAGAATCGCCGGGACCACCACCAAAACGTTCCTGAAATGGTATCCTCAAATCGTTTTGAAGTTCTCCCGGCAGGATGAGGATAATCAGATAAATTTAAGGCTCGAAGAATCACGTATAAAACAAGAAACATATCGTAACTCATGTAAATTAGGCGGAAAACTAACGGCAGGGAAGCGGTGGGGAGAGAAAAAAGTTGATAGCTCACCTATTAGCCCACCTATTAGCTCAGGTAATAGCCCAAGTGTAGCACTTCAGTCTTCTACTTCATCTTCTTCTTTAAAACCTAAAACAAAGAGGGCGTTATTCGTAATTCCAACATTGGAAGAGATAGCGGACTACTGCACAGAACGACGTAATCAGATAAAGCCAAGCGTTTTTTTAGACCACTATACCGGAAACGGATGGATGGTCGGCAAAAACAAGATGAAGGATTGGAAAGCAGTAATAAGAACTTGGGAAACGAGGGATGGAGGTAATGGCAATGGAAGTAAGCAGGGTGGACTTTATGAAGGTAGTCGAAGAAATGAAGGAAACGCCACGGGAGGAAATTGGATACCAAAAGAGTACGTTCCCGAGAAGTTACCAGAACGAGCGCCCATACCCAAAGAAATCCTTTCCCTCTCACGAAAGAGTGATGATTCAGCATGTTGATGGAAGCTATTACCGATATAGACGGGACTTTGCCGAGGAATTACGGAGCCGGGGAATGTGCGAAATAGTGGGAGAGGAAAGAAAGAAACCCACCCCCGTAGAACAGGAAATTGAAGACGATGAAATCCCGTTCTAAGACTTGCAAACTCAAAGGGTGCGAAAACACTTTCACCCCCGACAAGAAGCATCCCTATCAGAGATTTTGCTGCAAATGGCACAGCGAGAAGGCCATGAGGATAAAAAACCGTAGGGAAGAAATGAACGCAATGAAGAAAGAGGTCGGCTTGGGGGTGATTGATGACAGGACGTGCCTTAGATGCGGGGAGAAGTTTGAAAGTCAGTGGGTAGGAAACAGGATTTGCGAAAATTGCGCCTAAAGAAAGGAAACCCCATGAACAAGCTCAAGAGTATCGCCATAGCCATTGTAACCCACTTGCCGGTGTCTCTGATTGTATCCCTGTGTACCTGTGGGAAGTTTCTGGGGATTAAGAGAGGCTACGGGGTCTATGGGATAAGTCATGGGCTGTGTAGGGGATGCTACGAGAGGGAGATAGCGAAGGTGAGGGGATGACACGGGACAGGTTCTTGGAGAGACAGGTAGAGAAGTTGCAAGCCGAGAACAAGACGCTGAAGGAACTGGTGGACGGGGCAATGAGCGCAATTGAGATATTCCAAGTCGGCTCACCGGCTCAAGCGGTGTGGAAAGCTGAATGGCTGAGAAAGGCCAGAGAGATTTTCCACGTAAATGGAAAAATGGAGGGCAAATGAAAATCCTATGTGCAATCGACAGAACACCATGCGGAGACGGTGCAAGCGGCCCCTGTCTGGCTAATCACCCGGACAAATGCCCTTGTAAATACATCGAACCCCCCAAGGTTCAGCGTAAACCCAAGAAGCAGAGAGAAGTAGAACAATACGAGGAGGAGGCCGAAGAATGGAAGTTGTGAAAGCGCAGAAGCTAGACGAACTGACTAACCAGATCAACGAATGTATCCGAGAAGGGGCAAAGCGATTCCTGCAAATGGGGTTTAACTTGAAGCTGATTCGTGACGGCAATCTCTGGCACCATAGCGGGGCGCAAACCTTCCGTGAGTGGGCAGAACGAGAGGTACATTTGAAGAAGTCTCAGGTCTATAACGCTATGGATTCTTACGAGAAGTATCAACATATTATTAAGGACAATCCTGAATTGCAGGGAATTGAACAGACCCGGATGGTTAAATTGCTGCCCTTCACGAACGGTGATGAGAGGACGGAAGAACTGTTGCTCATGGCCGCAACGGTGGACGCTAAGGGATTCGACAACAATCTTCGTGAGTTGAAGGGAAAGATAGCCGACGATGATTGTAAATGCCCCGAAGAGTTTCAAGACGACTATACGAAGTGCCAGCTTTGCGGGAAGTTTCACCGGATCATCGACGTTACACCAGAAGCACCCCCTGACGCTCAGAATGACGCTACAGTGAAATATACGGTGCATGGATGAAGGGAAGTTCACCAGAGGGCAAAAAGCCAGCCAAGGGCAAAAAGGATTCCATTCCGAGTGGAAAAAAGAAGGCACCCGACAAGAAGCGGCTCATTCAGGATTGCGATACTCTGTTCTCTCAATTCATTCGCCTTCGGGATGGGAAATGCTGTGTGTGTGGGAAAGCGGATCGGCCTTTATTCTGTCACCACATATTCACTCGGCGCATATATGCCTTACGTTGGTTCGATAAAAATGGTGTGGCCATCTGTTGGGCCTGCCATCGGCATGTAGCACATGAGCATCCTGAGAAGTTTAGGGACATAATAATGAATAAAATTGGGGAAGAACAGTATTTAGAACTGAAAAGAATGGCCTACGCAGCGCCAGGGGCAAAGCATGATTATGTGGCCATTAAAGCAAGGCTTATCAAGGATCGGCAGGACTTGATTTGCAGACAAGCAGAGGAACTATTTTGATGTACTGGTTTACGAGCGACGAACATTTTAACCATGAGAATATTATTACCAAGTTTGTGTTTCGTCCCTTTAAGAATGTCGAACATATGAACGAGGAAATAATTAAGCGGCACAATTCACGGGTGCAGACTAATCATACAGTCTTTCATCTTGGCGACTTCAAGGTTTCCTCTCAAGGCCCCAATACCCATGAACTAATCAAGCGGCTCAATGGTTATCACGTTTTCATCCGGGGAAACCACGATAAGAACAACGGGTTAAATACGCCGCTTCACCATTGCGTTATTGAGGCATACGGAAAGCGGATAGTCTTGGTTCACAAACCAGAGGATGCAGAGGTCATTATGGCAGGTGGCGGTATAGAAATGGCTTTTGTCGGGGATGTCCACGATCTTTGGAAGTTTAACGGGAACATGGTGAATGTCGGTGTTGACCAATGGGACTTTTACCCTGTCGATGCCAAACAGATATTGAAAGCATACAAGAAACGGTAGGGGGAGAGAGTGAAAGGAATTATTGTCAAATATCCGTAGCCCAAGGGCAGAGCGCAGGGAGAAGCGGGAACCTATCTATGTGAAATGTCCGCGCTGCGAAAAATGGCGATGGACACGACAAGCTGTAGATAGAAGTCGCCGCTTGTATTGTAGAAGTTGCGATATGTGCATCAAAGGACAGGGAATCATTATGCCAGAGGACGATCCAAATTATCAACGTAGGCTAAGGGGAGGAGGGAACTAATGAAAAAGATGAAGATTCTAGCGGCTATTTTTTCGACGTTTATAACAATACCAATATGGATGTATCTGTTTTATCAAGTATTAGTCCGCATACAGGCAACGGAATTGATGTTTTTCCTTTATTGGATTTACGTTCCCGCCCATGTGTTTATGGTTTTTGTAACGTATCTAATGACTGATGCGAAAAAGGAGGGATAATGGAAGCTGTAAGCGGTACGTATCCATGTGAGGGGTGCAATCAGTACCTTCAACAGTGTCGGGGATGTGAGTGTAACACGTCAGCGCCGGGGCGGTTCGATACTGTTGAAAGTATCTTCATCAAAGGGTGGAAGGTAAATCATTCCACGGAAATGGAAAAGGTGAAGGGATGAAAAGCCACAAGACAGGTTGGTTACAGAATCAGGTTTACCGCAAGGTGGGCGAAGGAAAAGGCACAAGATATGTTGGGATCGGCCATGAGTGGTCAGGCTTCCCGGCTGATGGGTTCTGGTACGTCTCTAAAGACAGGTGTTCCATGACGTGCCTCTTACCAGACGGTGAGATTCCCCCGCCGCCATTCGGGGCGCTATTCGTAAGGGCGCATATTGATGATGCAGTTAAGCACGTACAGGATATGGCACACAAGAAGGGCGCATATTCGCTTTACGATGCAGTAAAATGGACATGCGACTACCTAACCAGCATAGCAAATAAGGAGAAAACGAAATGATTACGATTGACCAGTACGCAACATTGGACATCCAAGAGGGGAAAGGCAATTACGCCGGGACGTATTCACTGCTTGAGGGATGGATAGGAAGAGAAGGGGACTTCAAAGTCAATTTCTGCAAGCGAGAGTTTGGCAAGGAGAAGGTTGAGAAGAATGTTCCCGTGGGTGTCAAACTCGGATCACCGGCAAAGATTGTTGAGGTAGGATTGTGGCTCTTAAAGACGGCAACCGGCAAAGATTATGCGCCAGTTGGCGAAATGATTGACGATGATGTGCCTTTTTAAAGGAAGCCCCATGAAAGACTACCATTCAAAGCTGTATAGCGCCGACTATGTACGAGAACGGGTAAAACATATCCCCATAGCTGAAAAACTCGCCAATACCCTACACGGCCCCAAGTGTTTCAGTCTCAAGGACAAGGAAAGGGAAGCATGGTCTAAGGCGTGGAATACCTGTTTCCTAGAGGAAGTGGAGAGAAGGTACAGGGGCAAGGCGTGAGGAAGCGTATATTTATCATCCTCGTTATTCTTGACATCCTCATAGTCTGGATATGCGTCAATCCCCCAAGGGAAAGAAGCCACTTAGCTGAGAGGTGGGTAGTTGATCGCATGAAGAACGTCCACGGGATCAGCGCCAGCATGGGTGATGAGGTGACAGGGGAATCATGGTTCTATAACCAGAGAGGGCAGAGGTGTAAACTTTGACTAAGGTGCAATCTGTGAGGGCAGAGTTTGGGGAACCGTTCAGGGATGTAATCGCCGGGTTTGCTATTATGGGATACTCAAGAAGGGCAACGGCAGAGGTGTTAGAAATAAATCGTGACTATTTCTTCAAGTTCTTACTGCCCCGCTATGCTCCTAATGCCCCGTGGAAACCACGCAAAGACATGAGGGATGATTGCAAAAGCAAGCAAGGCGGCGGTTGGCCCAAAGGTAAGCAAAGGGTAAAGCCCATCAGTGATGAGGACTTGTTGGGCATATTGAGGGGATACCCGAAAGCGATAGGCCCCGGCAAATACGATTATCAACGTGCTGCTAATAACCACCCGTGGGCAAGCACATTTATTCGCCGCTTCGGTTCGTGGCGAGAAGCAAAGAGGTTAGCACATGCCATCATTTGAAATATCCGTTGATTTTGAAGTTGTCTGTGGGCGCTGTGGCGCTGGATTGTGTCGGCAAAGTATCGGGAATAGTAAACAGGGGTATCAAGGGCAATCGCATACTGTCACTGTTGATCCATGCGAAAAATGTTTATCCGAAGAACGGGATGCTGGTTATGATGAAGGGCGCTCAGTCCAATGAAATGGAAAGGAGAGGGAAAGTGAACATCAAGAAAGAAGTCGCCTACAAGATAAGCGAAATGATTAAACTCGAACTGCGAAAGCTCACAGACAAGATAGACCGCAACAGACGCAATATAAATAATCTCGCCCATGATAACACCGTTCTTAAAAGGCAGCGTGTCGCGCTTATAGCCCTCAAAAGAGAATGGGAAGGCAAGCCATGACCAGCCAAGACGCACACAACCAAGTAGAGATACAGGAACGGCAAGCCTTATTGATCCCCCAACTTGAAGCATTGCTAAAAGATTTAAGGCTCGGATATAATTACGACAGCGACGAGAAGCGTATCAATGCCGCCCTCGAAGAAATACAGGCTATCTATGATTTGGCTCATGCGTAAGAGATACAGGGCATGGCGGCTCTGGCTGTGGGTAGAGTGGGATTACCGCCGCCGTATTATATGCCGGTGGCTCATGGGGAAGCTCATGTAAATGTTACATCGTTCTACTTGATTTAATCAATACTATGCCGGAAACTATACACAGCTTGTAAGGGTGTGTTAGATATATAAGACAAATATAGCCTCAAAGTACGTTTAGGAATCTTTCACCGAGAAACCTTACAAGCCACGTATTTTGAGGTTTTTGTTTTATGGAGAGGCCGTGATGGATGAAGAGAAAAGCAAAGAAGAAATAAGGAGGGAGAAAAAAAAGGCAAGCAACAAGAAGTGGCGTATTGAAAATAGAGAAAATCGGTTAAAATATTTAAACGAATATTACAGCACACACAAAGAAGAATACTCCATAAGAAAGAAAAAATATAATATTGACCACAACGAGGATGTAAAAAAATACAGTTGTGAATATTACAGAGAGCATAGCGAAAAAATAAAAGCATATCAAAAAAATTATAGAACGAACAATGTCGAGTCCATTAGATTAAAGAAGAAAATTTATAGTAAGTTGTGGAGGAGTAAAAATAAAGAGCAAGGGAGAGACAATAGCCTCAGACGACGGGCAAAAAAATTAAATCTACCTGTGGAAAAGTTTGAATCTTTAGAAATATTCATGCGTGACGGCTGGATCTGTCAACTTTGCAAGAAGCGAGTTAATAAAAAGTTAAAATGGCCTCACCCCATGTCTGCATCACTCGATCACATAATTCCTGTCAATAACGGTGGGCCTCATACAAAAGTGAACTGCCAATTGGCACATCTTAGATGTAATATAAGTGCTGGTATTGGCGGCGTGAAACAATTACGCATGTTTGGGTGAAAGAAAAGCCGCTAAAAAAAAGATAAGCGGCCTCTCGTGATTTTGCACCTTCTTTGTTTTCGGTCGTTTTCCATTTGTAATGGAAAATTCGTAGCTCATTAAATTCTGTTGACTTAAATTTGCTTATCTGTTTAATCTTTGTCGCCGCCTAAACTGCCAGAGCATAAATAGCCAGCAAGCCTAATGTTCCTGACAGGACTACGGCGGCACGAATAACCTCTTTAATCAGTCCCACATGGTTCACCCCCCTTTTTTAATAACGCAAGTGCTTCTTCCGCCACACTGAGCGCCCGTTCAAAAGCACGTTCATACATTCCATACAAGTCTTCGTGCGTCTCAACATCTTCCCAATCTTCCGGTAATGCCTTGTCAAGTCTCTCCTGTAACATTGCAATCTTTTCTTTCATCCTTTAACCTTCCTTCCCTTCTGCTTTGGCGATTGCCGCCGTTACTTTATCGAGAGCGGCCTTAAACGCCGGGGCGTACTCCATATCAATCTCGATGTTCATATCAAGAACAGCCTTGCAAGCCTCCAACAGTTCCGGGGCGCTGGCGATAAGTCGGGCGTTTGCCCTCATTGTCTCCTGCATATTGTAATTAGCCGGCCCTCCTACTTTGGCAATTCCAAAGAATGAAGGGTCATAGGCTCCGACGGTTATTTCTTCCCCGTGCTCATAGTATTTGCGCCCTCTTTTACGTTTTGAAATTGCAACCCATTCCCCCGGTGTATGTTGTGCTTTCATTTGTCTTGCTCCTTTCCTTGTTAATAAATAATCTTTTTATCGCTTTCCCACTCCCACCACACTTCTAATTCACGACCAAAACAGTCTGTATGATAACACCATCGGCCCCATTCAAAAGAAAAGGTTCGCCATCTAAACCGTTTTCTTATTCTCCCTTTCCAATCCGGTCGACGTTCTTTCATTTTGTCAATCCTCCCGTTGGTGGGTAAATTCGCTTACTACTTCGCTATCTTTATCATAGACGGTAACAGCGCCATGTTCATCTTGGCGAAGAAATTCTTGATATACTTCACGTTGATACCTCTTAGCGTTTCCAAGTCGTTCAAAGTATTTCTCGCTTGTTCGCTGTTCGCTGTCAACAGTGACATGGTACATTTTTCATTCCCCCTTTAGTTTATCTTCGTAATGTTTCAAAGGTCTATACCCATGACTATCTAAAAACTCCCCTATGGCCTCACATATAAGCCTGTTTACTGGTTCCCGGTCCCCTGATGCCTGTCTCCGGTCCTCGCTCATGCGTCTGAGAAGTCCCCAGGCGACTAGATCAAGTGAGACTGTTAGCTTTATCTTCTTTGTTGGCATGATTCCCCCTTAAAAACGTACTCAATAGCCGACTGCGTGAAATAGTAAACCCTTTCGCCGTGTAGCTTGCTCCTGTGATAGCTAACGGCATAATCACCGGCCATTGTCAGTCCTCTTGCCGGGTGTTGCTCATAGCCTAAGCCCGCTTCTAATTCCCTCACATTATCCCTGTCAACGTGTCTCAAGAAGGTTCGCCGGGAAATATCAATGGCCTGGTCAATCATATCACACAAGCCGCCTTCCCGGTGAACGTCTCCCCTATTCCAGTTCACGCAATTATTGAAATATTTCATGATTCCCTCTCCTGTTAGTGTTTCCATTTACGTGGAAACTAAAATAAACCGTCTTGAAACTGTTTCCGCTCTTCCGGCTTGTTCATAACCATCAAGGCCACATTTACCCCGGTTCCCTGTTCTTTAAAACTGCCTTCTGGTAAAACCTCCCAATGGTCCGCCCTCTCTTTAAACGCTGCCTGTTGTCGTGATCCGTTAGCACACAGGGCAACAAGTCGCCCCCCAGGTTTCAGCATGGTTAGGGCGTGGTTAATGTGTTTGATGTCAATCCCATTTTCAAAGGGAGGGTTCATGATGATACGGTCAACAGGCCATTTTCCCCGGTCATACGTAAGAAAATCAAAACAATGGACAAAGGAAAGCGGATATTCACCTTTTAAATGTTGCGCCAATGTTTGATTAATTTCAACCGCTACAACTGCCTTGGCTTTATTGTCGTTCATTATGGCTTGCATAATGTTGCCCGTTCCTGCCGATGGTTCAAGTACCGTATTTCCTTTTTCAATCTCTGCATATTCAACCATCATTTCGGCAATCTCTGGCGGTGTCGGGAATAGCTGAGGAGCAACAACCACTTTTACCCCTTCTTTCAATGCGTCCCTCATATCATCAAACTTCGTCGGCTCCGGTGCCTGATACGTGGTCCTTGTTTCAACCCGTTCGGGAGCGTCAATCCTTATCGGTTCGCTGTTTGTTGGTTGTGGCGGGTCTTTCCTTTTCTCATCTGTGATAAATACTCCGATCATCCCCCATTGTTGGTCATGTCCCGGCCCCGTATATCCCCACCGTCGCGCAATAAAAGACATTACCCGCCGCCGCCTGTGCGGTGCCGTTGTGTCGTTTCTGATTACTTCGGTGTCTGCACAATCACCCCGGCCTTTCACCTGTTCCCACTGTTCTTTGGTTGCCTCAACAATCCCTTCACCCGGATAATTGCACAGAGGAGGCAGTGCCATTGCTTTTTTGACCTTCTCTGCTTCCCCTGCTTCGGGTGCCTGGTAGTCTTTTGCCTCTTCAATCCCGATTTTAGACACATAACGGCGATTAGTAGCAAGGCTGTTTATTTTTCCCCCGGCCTTATTGATTTTGAGGATCACAACCCATTCCCCCCTCACAAGGACTTTTCCCCCAATTTCAATGTCAAACTTGTCTGTAATCAGTCCCCCGGATTCATTCAACATGGCCCGTTCATATTCAAGCCGGTTTTCAATGTGATTGATCCACCTGTCACAATGGGCAATGATGCGCGGATACTTCGCAACGGCAACGGCTTGCACCTGTTCAACGGTCATGGCCGGGCAATTTCTATAACGATCCTCGTCAGGCTGTAAAACGTGCCAGATGTCCCAGGTTTTCCCCTCTACATTTGCCACATTTAGTCGGCAATAATTAGACCAAAACCGCGCCCGTTCAATGGCTGTTGATGGTGATCCGTCTTTCTTTTTCATGGTGCTATCATCCATGATGTTAGTCCAACGGCTTAACCACGTTTCCGCCTCTTTGCGTTCTTTCTCCTCTTTGCGCTTGTCTGATTCAAGCCCCTTGATTCGCCTAGCCCTCACGTCAGGGCGTTCTTTATATTTCGCATGATGTAAGGCCCCCGCCGCTCTCATCTTCCAATATTTCGAGGTTTCCCACATATTAACGGCCTTTCTCATCCCGTTTTCTATGCGTTCAGCGTCTTTCCTTGCGTGTTTCTCGCTGTGATGTCCTACAAGGATAGGTTGACCCATTGGGATATTGTCAGTGATCGCCGCCACTGCATTATGAGCGCGTTCAGCGTCTTCGGCCCTCTTTTCTGAATAGTCAATAAACCTTTCCGCCCTTTCCTCTGCCCGATCAACAAGGCTTGTGTCTTCGTCTCCAATTTCCCCGCACATTTCAAGGGCCAAGTCTTCCCGGCCCGGTGTCCACATAGGTGCGACGAATATCTCTTGACGTGGTGCCCAAATGTACCCCGCCGCTTTAACTCTCGCGTACTCCTCGGCGTCCAGGCGGTAAGCTGGCGTTATTCTGATTTTGTTGTCTTCAGGTGAATATGTTGCAGTATGTTCCATTATCTTTCTCCTTTCCATGTAAATGGAATTACGAAAAAATGTGTGAGCCGATAGACCTATAAAGTCCTAAAGGCGTTTTATCCCCGATGGAAGTATCAACCCTCCCTTTCTTTATACTCTGGATTTAATTCCCTGCCCCGGCTCCATCGCTGAGGATAATTACAATTCTCTTGATACGCCTTCTTGTTCTCCTTGTACATCTCGCGGGTTTCTTCAAAGGTTTCATATTCCCACCCTTGCCCATAATTGACATACAATTTCCACCCGTACAGGTATTTGTTGACTCGTTTCATTTTATCCCCCTTCTTTCCATTTCTAATGGAATGGTTAATTGATCCTGATATATTCCGTGTCGCAATTCACCGCCACCGCTTCCCCGCCAATGTCAATCCCGTTAGGTTCTGGATTCGTGTCATAATTCGCCATCCTTCCGCATTTTTCACAAGTATAGCCTCCCCGTTGCCCCATTCCCCCAGCCTTCAGGGTAAAACCGAAATTCCCCATCTTATGCCCCCTGAATTTACAAGCCGCTAACAACTCTTTTTGTAATGTTTTTGGTGATTTCATCTCTCAATTTCCCCCTTCTTAATTAGTATTGTCATCCACCAGTGTGTCAACCAGTATAAATGGCCCGTATATCAGCTTGTCATTTTGGTTAGCTCGTACGGTTCGGATATGCGCCGCCGTTTCGCAGTCGGTTTCGTCGTACAACCCGCCCTCTCTGTCTATTATTTGGTATCTTAACATGATTTCTTCTCCCTTCGTTTTTCTCTTATATAGAGCAATCCCCATGCCACATCATACCATATCACCAAATATATTTAATCCCCTACTCTGACAACCACTTACAAATCGCTACTCACAAAGCCGGTAAATAAGCAAACCAAATATCTCTCATTTATCCGTGAAATTCACCACCTACAGGTGAAATACACAATCCCCTGAAATATACCATCTACACCCCTAATCCCCCAAGACACCATTAAACACACAAAGTCCCCACCACCATAAATGACTTGACACCTACAACCCATCCCATGACAATAACCCCAACAATGGATAATAAAGACATCACTAAAGAAACAGCCCCCGCAACAGTACCCGATAAGCACCCCGGCGGCAGACCCACTATATACGATCCTGCCATGATAACCATTATAGAGGCGGCAGATTTCCCCGGCGGTGCCACTATGTCAGACTTTGCCCAACTATTACAGGTAGATATAAAAACACTTTATAGATGGATTGAGACATATCCAGAGTTTTGCCAATCCTTAGCGCAGGCAAGAGATAGAGCCGACCATATTATCGAAGGCAGCCTATTTGCCAGGGCGCAGGGATATGAGCACCCAGAGGACAAGATCTTCCTAGGCAAAGACGGAAAACCCGTCGTGGTGCCCACAATTAAGCATTATCCCCCGGATACAGCCGCCGCGCAGTTCTGGCTGACCAATAGGCAGAGAGGCAAATGGGCGGTACGTCAGGAGGTTGAGCAGCACACCACTGTGAGCCTAGAGGGTATGTCAGAGCAGGACATTGATGCAGAGTTAGCCAAGATCAGGGCACGCCTGGACAATATTATAGACATAACCCCGGAACCACAACAGATAGAGGATAAGACCGATGTATAAGGACAAGGACAAGCAGCGAGAGGCGGCTAAAGAGGCTATGAGGCGCAAACGAGCAAAGGCAAAAGGTATAACGCCCGATGTTATACCCAAGCCCGTTATACCCTCTCAAGATGTTATACCCGTTATACCCTGCGTGATACCCAAGAGGCAGCGCCATTACATACTCGATCCATTACCCGGACAACCCAAGCCCAGGACAAGCCCAATCAAGCAGCTAGTCACACCGGCAAACGTCCAGAGTGTAGCCCAGGCCATAGCCAAGCCACAACAACAACGTATTAGTCATCATCCACAGTGTAATTGCTATCAATGCAAGCCGCCCAAAATCAAGGACGCGCACACCGAGGGCAAGGCATGATAAGAACCATAGCCATAACAACTACCTACACAATGGCTAACCAGATAGGTAGTCTGATAGGCCAAGGAGTCCCCCTTGAGGTGGGGGGGATGGGCTGCGGGCAGAGGCGGGGGTAGCTGGCAGGTAAGAGGCGGCGCACCCGGCCAGGCCAGGCGATGGCGGCGGGGCGTGACGTATATGGGTGCTAGACACATTTTATATTATTTTCACTAAATTAGGAGGGGTTATGAGCGAGAAGACACTGCACAATTCGGACATAAGCGGAGCAAGGAAGAACGTGAAGGACATTGTTGTTGTTGGGAACGGGGATATGTTCAGACTGCTTTGTAAGGCGTCGAGTCAGGCGGAGGGGTGGATGAAGAGCACGAAGGCTATGGAGGTTATAGGTGGGTGTGTGGTTCAGGTGACTACTCATCAGCGTAATCATGATGGGACCAATTCAGTTGCTGAGGCATTGACTTATGTTCCCGGCGTGAAGATAGCCGACGATGAGAACAATGGTAGAAAATTGGTTAGCATGTAGACAATCTTATTCTATTTCTGAGGCGTTTTCTGGGTGAGTGGGAGGAAAGTTGGGGTTTGTAGGAATGAGGGGCGGTTTTGGTATGTTCGTTCTGGCTAAAATTTATTTTTAATTTTTGGGAAGTTTCCATTTAGAGTGGAAAGGAAGATAAGGACTTGATTTTAGCAATGAACGCCCTGAGAATTATGTTGAGCGTGGGTTCCTCGGCGGAGGACGCAAGCGAACTGTGCCATCACACAGTAAGGCCCACGGCAACACTTACGACCTTGATGGAGGTATCTAAATGTCCCGCAAGAAGAAATCAGCTTTTCACAAACCCAGAAGCAAATACTTCGTCATGTTGTTTCACGAGGTTATTGATAGTGATGCGTACAAGTCTTTATCACTGGCTGCTCAGAGTGCCTACGTGCTGTTGTTACGTCAAAAGGGTACTGACCCTGACAAGATGGAAGTCAAATTCCCATTTTCGGACGCTAAGGAATACATGAGGACACATACCTTTTCAAAGGCGATAGATGAGTTGGGTAAGATGGGGTTCATCGAAACCTTACGGACTGTGAGGATGGGTAAGGACATAAGGGAGCCCAACACGTACAGATTCATAGAAGACTGGCGCAACTTTAAAAGAGATGTACCTATGGTAATATCTAATAGGTGTGACGAAAGCGTCACTATGAAAATGCCTAAAAGGGCGGTTTATAATGACGGAAACGTCAGTATGATTTCACCATATCAGCATCAAGCGAGGACTTCATAATGACGAAAGCGTCAGTGTGCATAGTGACGGAAACGTCTATGGGAATTAAAGTGAGGGACTATGATTAAGACTAAGTTGGTTACGGTACAGCGGGAGGAAGTAATCTCTATAGAGTGCGATAAATGCCACGGGGTATTTGAGGATACGATAGATTTACAGGAGTTTCACCATATCAGATTCACGGGGGGATATGGTTCGGTGTTCGGGGATGGGGCAGAGATAGAGTGTGACTTATGCCAGAGGTGCTTGAAGGAATTGGTGGGGGGATTTTGCAGGACGACATAATCAAGGATGAGAACGGTTGGTACTTCCCCATGAGAGATTGCAGGATAGGTCCTTACCCTACTGAGTCTTTATGCAGAGGGGATTGGGAGAGGTACTTGAAGTATGGGCGGGTTAGTGAGGATAAGGGAGTGGGCGGCGTTATTCGTTGCCCGGAATGTGAGGGGATATGATTTATCAAGGTGACTGTTTAGATATTCTTCCTACCTTGCCAGAGAAGTCAGTTCAATGCGTAGTGACGAAATACTTCTTGACATACTACGGAATGAGCGTATAGTAAGGCTATGAAAAACAAGGGGCAGTTTGTTAAGGGGCAGCACTGGAGGAAACCGCAACCATTCAGAGAGAAGGAATGGCTTGAAGAGCATTATATCCGTCTCGGAATGAGCACAGGGGAAATAGCTGGTATTTTCGGAGTAACAGATTGTGCAATTCTATTTTGGATGCGTCGCCACGGGATACAACGCCGAACTGTATCCGAATCGAGAAAGTTAAAACATTGGGGATCAGTAGGTGCTGACAATCCAATGTGGAACCGCAAGGGAGAATTAAACCCGAACTGGAAGGGAGGTATCACAACAGACCGTCAGGCGTTTTATGCTTCCCAAGAATGGAAAGATGCCTGTTCTTTTGTGTGGAATAGAGAGAAGGCTACTTGCCAACGCTGCTTTTTACTCCACGACGAATCCCCGGATATGCCTTTTCACATTCACCATATCGTTCCGTTTTCAGATAAAGAATTAAGGGCAGATCCAACGAATCTTGCTTTGCTTTGTGAGGTTTGCCACCAATTCGTTCACAGCAGGAGGAATACCGAGATGGAATATCTCAAGAAAGGAGAATCATAGTATGGCGACACTGACAGGTGATTGCTTAAAGATACTGCCGACGTTACCTGAAAACAGCGTTCAATGCGTTGTTACCAGTCCGCCATACTACTGATGGCCTTCGGGACTATGGAACGGCGACATGGGGGGGCGGTGATCCGGGGTGCGACCATCTCAACCCCGACATGGCAAAAGCGGCAAGACGCGATGGGGGGAATACATCGGACACCTTTCATGGCTCATCTAAAGACAACACGGGGGCAAGACCATATGAAAGATTCTGCGGCAAGTGCGGCGCAACCCGGATTGACTCACAGATCGGCCTTGAACCCACTCCTGAAGCCTACGTTGAAAAGCTGGTTACTGTGTTCCGGGAAGTGCGCCGAGCGCTGCGTGATGATGGTACGGTGTGGCTGAATTTGGGAGATAGTTATGCCTCAAATTGGGGAATGGGTGCAAAACGAAAATCGTCATGGTGGTCAACGGCAAGCGAAGAATTAGAAGGTAAGGGATGGGGAAAGGTAGAAACGGCGATTCCTCCTAACTCATTTCAGAAAGGGCGACCCGATGGGATAAAATGTAAAGACCTCTGCGGTATCCCGTGGCGTGTAGCCTTCGCATTACAGGCGGATGGCTGGTATCTCCGTCAGGACATCATCTGGAATAAACCTAATCCTATGCCGGAGAGCGTGACGGACAGATGCACGAAGGCGCATGAGTATATTTTTCTGCTGACCAAGAGCGCAAGGTATTATTATGATGCCGGGGCAATAAAAGAGCCGGGGCAGATTGGTAGTCCCAACCGTATTTTCGGGGCAAAAAATCAAGAAGGAACTCTGCGCCAAGATATCGGCAGAACGTGGACTGATGATGGAACTCGCAATAAGCGTTCCGTATGGACAATAACCACAAGGCCATTCAAGGAGGCCCACTTTGCCACCTTCCCGCCTGAGATACCTGAGATATGTATCAGGGCAGGTAGTAAGATAGGAGATACCATCCTTGACCCTTTTTCGGGGGCGGGTACAACGGGGCTTGTGGCTGATAAATTAGGGCGCAAATACATCGGCATAGAACTGAATCCTAAGTATGCGAATATGGGGAACGATAGGATTTTTAATGATTGTCCACTATTTGCGGTGAACTCATGACCTCTTTCACTAAGACCCTGAGATATGAATGAGCCGTACAAGAAGGACTATATGCCCTTGGGAATGGGGAGGAGATGCTTCTTGCGGGCGGGACAGGAAGAAATGGCAGAACGCCCCTCGATGGTACAAGGCTATGCTGTGGGAAGGCAAAAAGGCAAAGGTTAAGGATATGATGAGGAATGGGAGATATGAGGATTTGCCGCACAAGTTTGTTCACGATGCGAATTGGAGTTGGACATGAGTAACTTCACTAAGACCCTTATGTTGGGAGGATAAATGAACCAATGGCGCAAGGGGATAGCATCATGGGAAGTTGGAAAGACGCTGTATCAGAGCATCCCTTTTACATGGTTATTGCCAGAGGCGAGATATAGGGCCGAATCTCATAAGGGAAAGGTAGTGATAGGGGGGCCTGCCGTTACGCTTGCCAAGACGGATGGGTTTTATGACTTATCGTGGGCAGAAACACCCTCCGAAGTAACACCTTACGACACACTGTCCTTTCACAACCCATTGGCTACTTTCACAACGAGAGGTTGCCCAAATAGGTGTAAATTCTGCGCCGTTCCTAAACTGGAGGGTGATTTCAGGGAATTGAAGTCATGGAAACATGCCCCCGTTATTTGCGATAATAACCTTCTTGCCTGTTCACGTTCTCACTTTGAGGCAGTGATTGAATCCCTTAAACAGTTTCCCTATTCAGATTTTAATCAGGGATTAGAGGCTAAACTATTAAAACCTTGGCACGTAGATTTGTTACGAGGGCTTAAACCAGTCAAAATCAGGTTTGCCTTTGATGATTTCAGTGAAGAGACAGTAGTTCATGACGCCATAGAGTTATGCCAAAAGAATGGATTGAAAGACCTTGGCTGTTATTGCCTGATAGGTTTCAATGATACACCCGAAGAGGCAAAAGAACGACTCGAATTGATTAGATCGTGGGGCGTTCTGCCTAACCCGATGAGGTATCAGCCTTTAAATTCCCTCAAGAAAAACTCTCACGTAGCAGACGGCTGGACAGAGTTAGAACTACGCAGAATGATGAGATATTATTCTCGCTTGTCGTGGTTCCCCTGTTCCTATGATGATTTTGATTACCTTGATTATGCTGACCTTCAAGGAGAAATGGCTTTCGGATGAGTCCTCTTGTCAAGACATTGTTATTTCCTTTTGTCATTTTAGCCTGTTTAGGGGGGGCTTTTATAGCGTGGGTTGCTCTGGTAGTAGTAACTGGACTGGCGATACCTTGGGCAGCATGGAAGGTATTGGGGGAACTTTATGAGGAGGGGAAATGACTATTGTAATTCAAATCGGGAATACAGACGACAAACTGACACAGAGGGAATGGGCCGCATATGTGTTGATGGTTAAAGATACCATCTTGCGACATTGCATACAGGTTCATTTCTTTGGCGGTTCTCAAAACTATGAGTTATGGCAAAATGTCGCATGGGTTATCGAGATTGCTGAGGATAAAAAGAACCCATTGATAAAGGCGCTCACCGAGGACAGAAAAGTATTTAGGCAAGATTCTGTTGCTTTAACACATGGCATTACTGAATTTATTTAACGTAGTTTTTCCAACTGAAATGGAAACAGGACACAATGACCGGATAGATGTCCGGGTAGGGGGGAAAGTGGACGGAATGGATGATAGATTTGAAAAGTGGTTGACGGAATGTCCCCTTACGGAACGGGAGGGGGATGAAATATGTGCCATTTATCAAAGGTTAGTTTCAATTATATCCGAAAAACAAACACTGATTGAGCAGATGGAAAAGTAGGGGGGAGAAAAGAGGATGGTAGTTGAAAAAAGACATACTTGTTTACCCGATTTACCTTAAATCGAGGACAGATGTAGTCAAGATTAAGCCTATAATGGACGTTCATTATGGGGCAAAGACGAGCGATTTGAAGGCGTTCAAGGAATACATCAAGGACAGAGACGAGCATACCTATTTTTTCACTAACGGCGACTTGTGGGATTCGATTTACTTCAAGGACAAGCGATTTAAGCCGTCTGGACACGACAATACCGACGAAGAAAGCCCGATAGATATTGAAGTCAATGAAATGGTGAAGCTACTTTCACCTATTAAAGACCGTCTTATCTGCATAGGGCATGGGAACCATGAGGAAACCATAGTCAAAAACTGCCATACGAACATGAGTAAGAGGTTGGCTGACGGTTTGGGTGTACCTTTCTTGGGGTATTCTTTCTGGTTCAGACTTCTGATTAGGAGGGGGAAGGAACCGGAGGGCGACACGGTGAGAAGCGTGGACACAAGCAAGGTGGACTTCTTTTGTTCTCATGGATTTGGGGGCGGTACGAGGACGGAAGGGGGGAGTGTGACTAAATACTCTAAGTTTGCAGACAGGTTCTTGTGCGACGTGTTTGTAGTAGGGCATGACCACAGGAAACAGTATGTAAGGTATCCTCTATTGGGGATTACGGGTGACAAAAAGGTGCGGCTGACAAGCAAGACAAGGATAGTATGCTTGGGAGGGTCGTGGAAGAAGTCATATTCAGATTCCACAGCGGCCACCTGGGAAGAGTCAAAAGGCTTCCCGCCTTCAGAGATAGGCGGAATTGCTATTGAAATTAAGCCAAAGGAGTCAGGGCTTAAAATTAGCGTGACAATGTGAGGTGCCCCTCTAAAGTAAAGGTAGGCCCCCACAAATACACCATTTCTAAGGATAAGGGGGATGACGGCGACAGTAAGTTTATGGGTACGACGAATAATAATCTCCTCAAGATTACTGTTCGCCTCGAACTGGACGGAGAGAAGGTGCCCGAAAGCCAAGTGACTGAGACATTCCTACACGAAATCCTGCACGTCATAGACCTCCTGTACGACTTAGACCTCAAGGAGAATCAGATAGGGGCGTTGGCCGTGGGGATATTGACGACAATCAGGGACAACAAATTAGATTTTTTGGATAAAAACACCTACACATCTTGATAAGTGCAAGGGAACGTGTCGATAATATAGTTAGACAGGCAGCGAGAGCCAGAAAGATAAGGAGACGGAATGAAAAAGGTACTGCAAGTAAGGAAGTATGCGGCAGGGTATGAAGTTAGGAAGGAATTAGTAAGTGGTGACACTTTTAGTACATGGAAGGCTGCTCCCATTTCAGGAGGAGAGGATGCTGATGATTTCTCTAATCAGTTGAACAATTCCTTCGAGAGAGCAAAGGATTTCATCATGAAGTCCGCCTACAATAGAGAGGGCGATTATATCGGTAATCCTCTTACTGCCTATCGAATTTGCAAGAAGCGAGGGATTTATCCAGAGAAGGCGAACCCTTCCAGTAATGTTTGCTCTATTGGATTCTGCGATAAAGAAAAGAAGTGGTACGGGTGGAGCCATAGGGCTATGTATGGGTTTGGAATTGGTGACACCGTTAAGAAAGGTGATTGTGCCTATCTTCCCACGAATCCAGACGATTTGCTTAATGAATCGTTGGCGTTTTGGGTTGACGATAAGGAACATACCAAAGTTCTGAGAACGGAAAAGAATGTTCCCGATCCCCACGGAGACAGAGAAGGAATTGGCGTCTTAGTGGAATATGAGTTCACACGGAAAAAGGACGGAGCAACGCTTGGGACAATCCATTGGGAACCGTACCCCGAAAAGTGGGGAAAGGGAGAATGGGAGGCAAAGTCGTTGGAAGACGCCAAGGAGATGGCGATTGCCTTTGCGGAAGGGGTTTCGTAATTTAGACAGGTAACTCGCTGCCTGTTTCCATTTGAATTGGAAAGACGTGTCGATAATGGGGGAAAGGTAAGCCATGAGTGAGACAGTCGTACAGCTTCTAAAGGACAATCACGCTTTGCGAATAGCGAACGCCGCCCTTGAAGTGAAGTGTGCGAAGCTCTGGGCTCTGGCGAAGAAAGCGCAGGAACGTCAAGACCACTGGAAGGGACTGTATTACGGGTTAATTCACAACAAGAAGCCTGAATTTAAAGGGGATATGCCGGACATTTTGAAGGACTTTTTTAAATGATTTGTCAGAAAAACTATGCAAGATTTCTGACAAGAATCCCGCCAAAATAGCGGGAGAAATGGCGAGATAGGAGGGGAAGATGGAAATAACTGAGTGGGAAAAACTGAAAGCGCAAGGAAGTGACCATTACAAAAGTGGTGGGACTGAACCAGTGGACTTGTATCGGGACGGTGGGATGTTTAGGCATTTTGCCCTCTGTTCGATAATCAAATACGCCTATCGCAATCGGGATTTAGAAAAGGGAATTAACCCCCGTGATCTTGAGAAGATCATAGATTATGCCCAAAAGTTGAAGGCTATGTAATGAACTGGAACGCTAATATTGAGAAGGTATCCAATGGGTACATCATGGAAGTGGAGACAGA